ACTGCTGGTGTTAAGATTGGCGATACCGTAGCTACGATAAGTGTAACTAATACTGCCTACACTACTACTAATTCAGGAAATCCATTAGTTAGTGGTAAATTATTATCAGTAGGAGCTACACCAAATGTAGCAGTTTTTGCTTACGATTCTATTTTAGTAAGCGAAGTTACAAGTGAGACTTCTTTAAAGGCCATTCCATATGTAAATGGAGTTGGAATTACAGATTCTTCACAGTCTGCCCAGTATAATTTAGCATTAGGAACTGGTGATACTTTCACTTATCAAGTTATACATTATCTTACCAAAGATGAACAAGTAACTTCTATTGCAGCTACAGCTTCTTCTTATGCTTCAAAACGCGTTCTTTATATTTGGCCTCCAGAAGCATATTGGGATTCAGCTTTAACTGAAACCGTGAACGGATCTGCTCTTGCTGCTTGTACCGCTGCTGCTATGGCAACTTACCCCGCACAGCAATCATTTACCAATTTAGGTTTTGGTGGACCTTATAAATTACTTTATTCAAATACTTATTTTACACCTACTCAGTTAAATAAACTTAGCGAAAATGGAGTTTTCGTTTTAGTACAAGATACTCCAGGTGGCAATATCTATAGTCGTCATCAGAAAACAACTAGTACGGTTTCTATTCAGGAACAAGAATTCAGTATTACTAAAGCAGTAGATAAACTTTCGTTAGACTTATACTCATCTACCAAACCTTATATCGGTAAGTATAATATTAATCAGGACTTACTTACCCAGATAGCTTCAGTACTTGATTTATATATGTATAGTGCTCAGTCTAATAAATCTGCTTATTGTGGTGCTTTGATTATTAGTTATGCTACGCCAACTCTTCGCGCTAATTTAGATGGTGCTAATACCGATCTTACTGTAGGTACTATTGAAATTTCCGTAACTGTCGAAATTGGATATCCTGCAAACTTTGTAAATATTCTGCTTTACGTTAATTAAAAAGGATTAGATATGACTCTTTCTATTGCTGATGTTTTAGGATCTGGGGATGGCACTTCAACTTGGAGTTGGAAAGAGAACTTCGTCCAGTTAGATGAAAATATGGCCACCCCTGGATTGTTTATTGCTGCTGAATCTACACTTATTGCTTTTGGACCAGCTAAGGCTACTGCCGCTTTTGATGTAGTTAGAATTGGTTTAACTCCAAATATTGCAATTAGTCAACAGATTCCACAGCAACGATTACCTGAGATTGGATCAATGAGAGTGCATATTTTAAATGGCACTCCAGTTGGTGGTGGCTCAATGTCACGTCTTGTATATAACGGACCATCATTAGCTCGTTCTTGTTATGGTAATATCTATGATGATAATGGAAACTTAACATCAATTGGTATTACTGGTATGATGACTGACTCAGGAACTGCACAGACGTACGTTGCTAATGCATGGAATAATATTACTAGCAATCCTGATAAGGTAATGCAGGCAGATTCAAATACGAATTTGTGGATGTCAATGTGGGACGTTAGGCTTCGCACACCCTTCGGAATCTGTATTTATATGCAAGACATAGCTAATCATGCAGTAGGTGGAATTTATGCAGAAGGAGTTAAAATCAATTCTCATAACTTTAATCAATCTGCTGGACAGTTGATTATGGTTGAAGGTATTAGTTTTGCATTCGATCGTTTAGTTCCGGTAAAGGGTACGGGAACTTCTTCATCTTAATTATAGATTATATCTTAAATATAAAAGACCTCTTATTGAGGTCTTTTTTATTATCTGCAATTATTAGAATAATTTTGTTATAATATAAATGGAGGTAATATAATGTGGTATAAAATTATAATTATCTGGTTTAGTTTTCTAATATTGATTTTTGGTAGAATATATTGGATTAATAGAAAAAAGAAATCAGTAATTATTTTTAAAGATAATAAAGCTAATAATGTATTAAGAAATGTCAAGACAAGCTCGCATTTTCACCCCTTATATCCCCGCCCTAAAGGACGGGGTTTCACGGGGCTTACCGATAACAAAAAAAAGACCCTTTTGGGTCTTTTTTTTAGCTATAACTTAAATGCAATCATCTGGCCTTCCATTCGAGTATCAGGTACTATTGGAATCCAAATAAATAAAACATTTTTATTTTGAAAAACAATATTAACTTTATTTCGTAAATCAGTTCCAGTAATTGGATCCATAATTCTTACATCGACATCTGAATTTAAATTGTGATAGAAATTTATTACGTAACGATTATTTATCGGATCGAGGGTCCAATTACTCATTACAAATACAAATGGGTCGGTTTTCTGGGGTGTCTGGGGTCTACCGCTGGGACCATTCGGGCCTAGAATACCACCAGGAACGGCAGACATAGAGGAAGTTCCCGTAGCAGTTAAATAGTCTGGACCAGTATAAAGTCCTGAGTAATCCCAAAGCATATATTCAGCACTTTTAACAATACCAAATGTACGTCCATAATTAATTGCAAGTTTAAATTCATATTTTTTCTTTTCTACTAATTGAGCCCACATACCAGCTACACCTATATAAGCTGGACCCTTCGTCCATGGACTAGTAGTAATACCACTATCATTAAATTGCAATTCATTTCTATATTGTAATACACCAGCAGACTGCAAAATAAACATAGCACTTGCCACAATTAACCAATCCATAACTGGAAAATTAGTTAATCCAACGTGAGTTAAAAGTGGTGGAGTGCTATTCCAATCACTAATAGCCATATTAATAGCTAATTTAATTTCATCATCATCTGTTTCTTCTTTTTTAATTAAAGCATTTAATTTAGGTTTATCTCGAAGAAACATGCGAATAAGATTAATTAAAATTTGTGGAGTCATTTGACCATTTGGAAAGGTCTGGGGTGGATTAATCATGTGAGTTACCTCTATCTGATTATATCATAAAACAACAAAAACCGCTAGAAGCGGTTTTTAGTTGTTTCATATTATAACAATTTACTTTTTATCATCTGAAGAAGGAGGAGTTACTACTTTTTTAACTTCTTTCTTAGGCTCTTCAACAATATAATTAGATGGGATTCCATTAATAATAGTAGGTTGAGTATTTTCCCAATCAATTAAACTAACAGGAGCATTTTCGCCTTCAGGAGGATTTAAAGATTTGTAACTTTTATTAAATAATTCCTGACGAGAAATAAACTTAAAAGCTTCAGCCTCTTCATGAGAATCTTTAACAATAACGAGACCGCGTTTAACTAGATCATTTAAGATATGCTTTTTACTATCTTCAATAAATCCAATCTGCCCCTCTTTTAACGAAAGACCTTCTCCAGTAATATGACCAAACAAAGCTTTGACATACGACATATGTAACTCCTATTTAAGTGAGAGAGGCAATACCAGTAACCTTAGCAACTGAGGCAACGTTACCAATTTCAGCACCCTGATCAGCCCATGAATACCATTCGAGAATATTAGCTTCACGCTTCATTTCCTGTTGAACATCACCCAGGATAAAGTTAGAACCTAAAAATTCAGGCATTGCAATGGCATAGATACTATCATCAGGCCATACGCTATTAGCGGTAGTGGAGTTAATCGAAGTGATAACTTCATAACCTAAGAATGTCTTTTCCGCAGCAACGCCATTCAGCGCAATACGTCCAACATTCTCATAACCAATCTTATCAGGTTCGAGCTTAGCCAGGTCCAGCCAAGTTGATTCTGTCATAATAAGGCGAGCAACTCTACGCCGTTTACCAAGCACCTGACGAACCGCTGTAATAACTGCATTCTTAAAGTTATCTTTTACGGCACCAGCAGTAGCAGCAGAGGTATTACCGGAAGCGGCTACGGAAGCATCAAGTCTAATCTTAAAGAGAGCATCAAGCTGTTCCTGCATATCCAGTACGAAGTTGTTATTCACAACATCCATAAGAGGATAACGCATTGTCATTAATTCTTCACGGGTCTTCTTAAAGTGCTGAGTTTCAATCTTGGTAAAGTAAACTTCATACTTTCTGCCTTCCATAAAGTTAGCAGAACCCTTACCACGGAAGCCAAGAGTGAAAGCCTTAGAATCGGGCTCAATCTCAACGCGCTTCAGAGGCCAGTCATTAGTAGTATTACGTTCAATCTGTGCTTCGGTAAGTACTACAGGAGGAATAGCGCGATTTAATACGCTAGTCTCACGAAGGCGATCACGAATAAAATCCTCAGTAAGAGCGGCTACCTTCTCCATACCGGAAGCTGATTTTCCGGTAAATACATCCCAAAGCTGGGAAGCCATCATATTACTCATAATTAAAATCTCCTATTTAATTTTTAATTTATCTTAAAAGGTTACGATACGATAAACCGAAGTGCTAATACCCTGAGCATCATTAGCAATGCTGTAACTATCAGCTACCTGACCTTTAACCAAATTAGCATCGCCAGGAAGACTAGCTGCAATAAGTAAACCGGCAGTAGCACCAGTGCCAGGCTTAAGATAAGAACCAATGGCAGGTGATCCAGAAACCTGATCAGTTTCAGCTTCCATGACACCATAAACTACGGTATAAGAACCGGAAGTCTGACTTAACAGATCTTCAAAGATGAAACCAATTGAAGATCCAAGACCTACGGTGCTATTATCAGATTTAGCAATAGTATTAGAAGTACCAGTTAACTGAACAACCGTACCTTTAACCAGTCCGGCGGGGCCAGAACGGCTAGTGATCATTACTGAGTGAGAACCTTCCTGAAGGCCACTGAGAATGTTAAACATATTTTATATCTCCTTGATATAATGGTTAATTTTCGTCAAGTCCTAATTCACCCATTAACGCAGCTTGCTTTTCCATGAATGAATCAATTGCTTTAGAGCCTGAAATTGGAATTACTTTTTCTTCTGTATATACGGAACCAAAAGATCTATTCTGTCTCATAATAGAGGCCATTTTTACCATGGCATCGATACTTTCACCTGATTCGCTCGCAGTCTTAATCATATCAGAAGCCTGATTAAAAGACACGCCTAATTTAACGGCCACTTCCTCCGCTTTCTTGGACATATCTTCGTCTTTTCCCTTAGACTGAATCTGAGCAGTTAATTCTTGAATAATAGCAGCAGATTCATCTAAAAGCTGTAAAGCATCCTGAAGCGGATCTGATTGACCTTGCTGAACTGGGTCCATTTTAATTTACCTCTTTAAAAAGTTTAGATCCTCTAGCCGAAACTAACGAAGCTAAAGAGGCTAATTTAATTTGCGTTCCATCAGGTCTTTGAATCATTACTGTGCTATTACCAGAAGTAGTAGCTCCTACAGCTTGAGCAGCGGCAGCTTCGGCAGGTTGATCTTCCTGATTAGGCTGCGCATTAGGATCACCTTCTGCTGGAGTCCCACCCTGAGATAAAGCAGCTTTAAACTGTTCTACTTTCTGTAAAAAGGCTTGAGCAGTAGTTAAAATATCACCACCACCCTGTTCCTGATTAGATGGAGCATCGGGCGCACCATTTTCATCATTAGCTGACTTTTCTAAATCCGAACCAATCTCAGATTCGGCTTCTGCTAAAAGTTTATCAATAAAACTATCACTCATTTAAGCTCCCACCATCGCATTTAATTCATCGGAAAGAGCAGTAGCAGTTTCCTCATCAATAGATTTATTTAAAAAAGCAGCTTGTAATTCTACTTTAACCATTTTAATTAATTCCTGAATAGCATCAGGATATTGTTCACCTACAGCTTTAACAAATGGAATAATTTTATTAGATTGACCAGCCTCGCAAGCTTCACTTACCGCATTTTTAATATCCTGAGCCCGCATACCACCTGGAGTATTAGTTGGGTCCATAGTTTCATTAGTTTTATTACCAGTAGCAGGAGTACTATCTATTTTAACATTTTCATCTTCTACAGCAGCTTGTTCTGCACTTTCCTCATTAGGATTATCGGTATTTTCAACCTCTTCCTTTTCTTCTTTAGGTTCTTTCTTTTCAGATAATTCTTCGGCAATCTTTTCTAAGACAAGCTGTGCTGTATAATTTGCGGTCTTTTCTAACAAAGGAAAGATAGCATCTATTACTTTATTAACCATTTCATCTTGAGCTTCAGACGCGAGTTTTTGCAAGACCTCTGGCTCTGTTTTTTCTATAAATTCTTTGAGATCCATTATTTTTTATCCTTAAAAATTTTGCTTACGCCAGTTGTTAAATCATTAGATACATTCTTAATAGCTTTATAACTATTCTTTGCACCAGCCATTCCCATTGCGGCACCAACAATTCCCATTTTACCAGGGTTGTTAGCAATAGTTCTACCTAAAACTCCAACAGGATATCCTTGTTGCATTTTATTTTGGTAGTGGGCACTAGCAATATATGGAGCTGCAAAACCAATAGCTCCTTTAGTTAATAATCCTTTGCCTGAATTCCAGAAACCAGGAACTGCGGCAGCTTGTTTATTTAACTCTTCATTAGTAAATGGATTATTACTAATATATTTATCAGACTCTTTATTGTCTCTAATCATTTGAGAAATACCAGAACCTAATAAACCATAAGCGCTAAATTTACTTTCAGCGTTATTACGATATAATAAATATAATGCAGAAAGAATAGATCCAAGACCTATAGTTCTAGTTATTTCGGCTTCTTTACGTAAACCTTTTTCAGTATTGTAAATTCTATCTCCAACACATCCAATAGATCTTTCATCTAATATATGAGTAGGAATTTCATTAGATAATTTAACGGCTTTATGTGTAATATCAATATCAGCTAAAGAATGCAATTCTTCATCTAATCCTTTTACGTCAGGATTTTTAATTACTGCTTTAGTATGATAAAATTCTTGAGCTAAATCATCACGATTAGAATTCTTTAATAAAATATAAGCAAACTCATTTGGCTTAGCAATAATACCGGCATGAGTTAAAGCACCCCAAGCTTCAGAAGGTTTAAGTTTAGCTAATTCTTCCATTAATTTATGTGGAAGATCTCTTTCAGTATTACATACTTTAGCTATTGCACCTTCAATATGAGTTGGCATTTCTTTGTAAATGGTAGAATGTTTTTCTATTTCTTCTGCCTCTTTATCAAATTGTCCAATATCATAATAATCAGCAAGATCTAAACTAAATTCAAAATCTGTACTAGCAACTTTTTCTAATTGCATACCGGCTAAAAATGCAGGTCGATTTACTTTACTAATATCAAAAAATCTAGGAAATAAATTTTCAGCATAAATTTTACGACCATCATCTAAAATTTTACCCATTTGAAATTTAAGATGAGGACAATATTTCATAATAGAAGTATTATGTTGATGACAAATAGAACAACGATCCCATGGAAGTTTAGCTCCCATAGAAACTGCAACTAATTGATTTCTTTTAATCATTTCAGCAGTTTCAGGATCTTTTTTATTATCTACTCCAATAATAAGAAGTACTGTATGCATTTTTGGATTCCAAATAGCATTTGGAACCTCACCATAAATTTGATCTCCACGCTCTGGTTTGTTATGATGATGATGAAACCAGCCAGCGTCACTAAATGTTTGATAACGTAACTTAGCTTTTATTCTATTATTTAATCTTTCATCTTTAGGTGAGACTTCATTCCAAACAGGAGTATTTTGTAATCCTAACAATGAATCATATGGAAAATAATCATGATTTTTATTATCAGACCATGTTTCACCATCACCCATAGCAGTTACTAACATATAGCTATGATCTTTTTTACGTTTTAAATTTTTAATAGCCTCATCAACTTCTTTTGGTAAATCTCTTTTAGAAGCAGTTTTAATAAAATCATTTTCATATCTATCTTCTAATGAGATAGATATTTGTTGATCTTCTGGAATATTTGATGATTCTATTAATTTATACATTATTATTTCTTTTTAAATTTTTCAGGATGATTCATAAAATCTTTCTCTTTACGTCTATGATCTAAGTAATGTCCAAGTAATGGAGCAGGTAACATTCCAAATGCAGCTAATGGATAAGTTAATAACTTACCTCTTGCCCGTCTTCCAAGCCATCTATTATCTATATATTCACTATCTAATTCTTTTGAGTCTTTAAATGCTAATTTAATTAAACTCATATTATTTCACTTTTAAAGCCATAGATTTAAGTTTATTAGCAAATGGAATAACTTCTGCTATAGGAGTAGGTTTCTTTAAGGAATTAACAATGCCAGATTTAACAGCATCATCTAATCTTAACGGTCCAGTCTTTTTTAATCCCTGTAAACGCTGTCTCATTAATCCTAATTTAGAAGGATCTTTTTTAGCAGCAGCGGCAGCATCGGTAGCAAGATTATAATGTAATCCCTGTTCAGGATTCATAGTCTTACTAATGGCCATC